GTCCAAATACCATTTTGATAGTTAAACAATTGTGGCGGTGCCCAGTCAGTTCGCAAAAAGTAGTCACCATTTAATGGTGATGGTGGCCAACTTGTTCCCATATTCACGGGTTTACTGCCATTTGGTGGTATTCCATTGCCTGTCCAAATATCATTATCACCAATAATAGGACTGCCAACCGGATTGGGATTTTGATTTGGTAAAATATACCAACTCTGCGTTTGGAAATACCAGAATGGCACTTCTGCTTGGGCTGCCGCATCAACAGCATCACTGATGGCATTTTCTGCATTTCTTGTGCTTAATGCATCGCCCAAAGTGGCAAAACCTCCATTTCCATCAAAGGCTGGAACTGGGTCACCACTAGCATCCAGTAATGGTGCTTGCATGATATCCCTAAACTCTGTGCTATCTGGCATGGGATTGCACTTGATTCTCCACATATGTGGCCACCAAGTTGGACTATAGCCTTCTGCTGGTCTTGTGCCTTCTTCTACAACATAATATCTATTGATTGCAGCATTGGTTCCCAAAACAGCATCATCACGCACATGTAGAATTTCAATCACATCTCCGCTCATGATTTTTCTGCCCAACTGGTCAAGCATTCTATTCAAGTGGAATGTGATGAAAATTGTATCATTGCTTAAAAACAATCCAAACTGACGCAGGTCAAATTCGGTGTCTGCTAATTGATAGTGACCTTTCAGGCTATAGACATTTGGATCATATTTTCTGTCACGATTCTCCATGTTAAGAACATCTTGAATTGTTGTGGTTGGATCTCCTGACCCGGACGCACTCAAATCAAGTGGTAGGGTGCTATTTGTACCAGGGTCCTGTTCATAAGTTCCCATGTATTTGTGAATGTAAAATTCTGTGCCACCTATGTCATATTGCTGTGCGACTATTCTGTCTATAAATTTATAGTCGTTGGTTTTGACGGCTTGGCCTTTCCAAAGTGTAAGAGGCGGCATAATGAATCCTGTATTATTTTCCAATATTTATCTACACCCAGAACGATAAATATTCACATGGCAACTCCATTAAGACAGCAAATTATTGACCAGATTCGCCTGATGATGGGCGGACAGATGGTTGATATTGAACTCGACCCAGAACACTATGAAAATTCAATGATTCTGGCGTTTGATAGATATCGTCAACGGGCTGGAAACTCAGCAGAAGAATCCTATTACTTTCTACATGTTTTGTATGAAACCAACCAATACACCCTGCCGGAAGAAATTATTCAGGTAAGAGGCATCTATCGTAGAGGTCTTGGTGAAACCAATGGTGGAACATATCTTGATCCATTTTCTTTGGCTTATACCAATCTTTATCTGCTACAAGCAGGTGCTGGTGGGGGCTATAGTGCTGGACTACTAACATATGAACTCTTCAATGAGTATTTGAAGCAGGCTGGACGTATGTTTGGTGCATATATCAACTACACATTCAATCCTGTAACCAAACTTCTTACATTAATCAGAAAACCAACTGGTGGAGAAACCATGGTATTATGGTGCATGAGAACCAGAGTTGATGAGGAATTACTGCAAGATCCATTTATAAGACCTTGGATTCGTTCTTATGCGCTAACTTGGTGTAAAACTCAACTTGGTGAAGCATATAGCAAATTTAATACAGTCATTGGACCGGGTGGTGGAACAACCCTTAAAGGTGATGCTCTTAAGCAAGAAGCCCTTGCTGAAAGAGAAGTTCTTGAAAAAGAACTTGATAATTATATTGATGCCAGCAGCCCGCCATTGATAGTTATTGGTTGACAAATACTCGCAGGTGTGATACTACTAATCTCAAAGGAGATTATTATGGACCCAGTAGTGTATGTTTTGTTGAGGAATGACCTTCCCAGTCTAAATCCAGGGAAAGCAGCGGCACAAGTACATCATGCAGGTGTGCAAATGATGGCAAATTATGGACATTACGAAAATATGCAATTGTATAAGGAACAGGCAGATGGGTTTGGAACCACAATTGTATTAGGTTCAACCCTTTACGGTATAAATTCTATACTGGATTTCTCCAGTGAATCCATTTGGCTTCGTGGTAGAGTTCTGGACCCTTCCTATCCATTTATTGTACCTAATATGGAAATCGCCAATCTTATTCCACAGAATGTTGATACAAAGATTGTAAAAACTTTTGAAGATGGTAGAGTTCTTATGGTGCGACCAGAAACCACATGTGCCTGGTTTTTTGGGGACAAGGATGATATTGGGTTCACAAGTCTGTTCAAAAACTTTGAACTTTATCCATAAACCTCAAATATAGCACGAATACCAGCATCAGTAATCTCACGGCTGCCTATCCCAGCATATCTGCCTGTTGGGACTGGCGGCTTTTTTATTGTCTTCCAGGTTTCCCACCACTGCATCCAGGTGTTTGTCTGCATGTCAAACAGATATAATTCACATTCTGGAAAATTTCTTTCAGTGTACCATCTGTTCACATACATTTGACATGCCCAAGCAGTGCCCCCGGAAATTTTCAGTGTGCCTGGATCATCCTCTACTAAATTGGCAACTGCATAGACTCGTTGGGCAAATCGGATTTGAAACCAATTTCTACGTAGAAGATTATTGACGCCTTCTTTTTTTGCTGGATATTTTCTTCGCATTGGCTTGGCTGCAGCAGCAACATAGGGCTCTGCTTCCATCAATTCAGCATCAGTAAGAACTTTTAAATTTTCATTGACTGATGGTCGGTGCTGTCTAAAAGTAAAATGAACAAGGTCATGACCTTTATCCACTGCCATTAGACCCCATGCGTGGTCCGCACCAGTTGCTCCACCACTGAAACAAATAGACTTCATAGCAATCTATCAACTTGTGCGTGCAGATACTCTAGAGAAGAATTGTTTTGTAATACAGTGAACGGTCCTTGGTTTATCCAACGATATTCACTAGGATGAATATCAGGATATTCAATAGGCATAGCATCAGGATTAGTTAGAGCCGTATGATACCATGATGGCAACTCATCACGTTGTACCCACCATACTTCTCCAGAATTTTCACGAATCATGGCGAGTTCATTTGGAAACCTTGCATCTGTAACTACTATATCGGTGTCAAGCTTTTGAATTTGTTTTTCCAGACTAGCAACCCAGATATCATTGAAAAAATGATTACGCATAACGTCTGTGCCCATGTATTGCATTGCCCATCTTGGGGTCACTGTCCTGCCCATCTTTTTACTCCAATATGGGTCTGGTGTTTCTCGCCAAATTCTGCTTTGCCAGGAAACACCCTCCAAAAGGTCTCTATCCCAGCCAAAAATAGCGGATAAACAATCTTTCAGTGATGCTGCAAAAGAAACTGGTGTAAATCCACGGTCGGCAAGATAATCCCCAACAGTGCCTTTACCACTACCAATAAATCCAACTAACCCGATGATACGACTCATGTTGATAGAATACCCTATAAAATTTGCCTAGGCAAGATACACTCATGCAAATCTGGGTTCTTTTTAACATCCCAAGATAAATAACTGGCAACAAAATCTTATTGTGAGGTAAATCATGTCAGGTTCTCTAGTTTCACCAGGCGTAAAAGTAAGCATTATTGATGAAAGTGCTTATGCTGCATCAGGTCCAGGAACTGTTCCACTTATTGTAATCGCCACGGCTGCTAATAAACTAGCACCAGGTTCAACAACCGCAATCGCTCCAGGAACTCTTCCACAAAATGCAGGCGACTTGTATCTTATCACAAGCCAAAGGGATGCTCTTCAAACATTTGGAAATCCAACGTTCTATAGTGCTGCTGGAACAGTTCAGTTCAACAATGAACTGAACGAACTTGGTCTGTTCACACTTTATGAATACCTTGGTGTTGCCAATAGTGCCTATGTAATTCGTGCTGATGTTGATTTGGACCAACTTGTTCCAAACACCGCAACTCCAACAGGTCCAACTGTAAACGGAACATACTGGCTTGATACACTGAATTCAACCTGGGGTATCTTCCAAAGCAACGGAAATATCAACCCAGCATACGCTTGGCAATCTCAAAAACCTCTCGTGATTTCTCAGAGTGCACAACTTTGTGCTGTTACTCAGGGAATTCGCACCAGCGGTGGTCCGCTAACAAGTAGCTCTGTTGCTGCTATTTCCCAAAGCGGAAATTTTGTAATCAATGGTGTAAGTGTTGCACTTACTGCAGGGCAAAGTCTTGCTGGTGTTGCAAGTGCAATCAATGCCAACCCACAATTAAAAATACAGGGAATTTCTGCAATAATCTTTACTAGAACTGCCAAGATTACCTCAACTTCTACAGCAGATATCTGCAACCTACGTCTTGTAAATTCAAACTGCGGAGTTCCATTCACTTTCTTTAGCGAAGGTGGCTCAGCATCATCAACACCAACAATTCTTGATGATCTAGGATTCTCTCGCACAGATGAGCCACTTACAGTGGTGGAACCAGTTAGTTCTCTGGGAATTTCTGGAAATTATGCAGTAAACACACTCGCAGATGAATTGGGAAATTATTCAAATACACTGTTTCAAATGATTACGCTGGCAACCAGTCAGGCAACTACAAACTGGTGGTTCCCGGTTGGTAGTGGTGAAAGTGAATATCCTGGATATTCATGGGTTGGAGCAGTACCAACTGTGATTACTGGCACCAATGCAAACCCAACTTTTGTTGCTGGCCATCAATTTACAATTACAATCGCTGGTGGTTCTCCAATTACCATTACAGTTGGTGATACCTCATTGACTGGCTTGGTAAACACAATTAACACTGCTCTGGCAAGTACAAATACAATTGCAACCATCACAACTGCTGGTGCATCAAAATATCTAACACTTACAAACTTTGATGCCACATCAGTTAAGCTACAAGATTTAACTGACCAAAATGGTGTTGGAACTACACTTGCACTGGCAGGTATTCCAACCACAAACACCTACTGGGCATCAGTAACAGGAACTGCCAGCAATCCAACATTTGTTCCCGCAACCCTGCTTACACAGTCTGCAAGTGTGGTTTCTCCTGGTTCAGGTTATGTTGTTAATGATCCATTAACAGTTATTGGTGGCACCGAAACCATTGCAAGCCAACTTACAGTTCAGAGCCTACAAGCAGTAAGTTTAGAGCCAACAGGTGGCATGTCAGGAACTGGTTACCGAGTAAATGATACCATTACATTTGGTGTATCAGATACAAATTATACAACCACAATAGTTGCCGTTGTTGAAGCAATTAACAATGGCGCTATTGAATCTGTCAATATCATACAAGCCGGTCAATATATTGGACTGTCTGCTCCTACATCGAATGTACCAGTAAGTGCAACTAGCGGCTCTGGTTCCAATGCAACATTTAATATAGTGTGGGGCGTAAACACAGTAAATGTATCAGTTGCAGGAAATTATACAGTGTATCCAACAGGTTCTGTGTCTGTGAGCGGTGGTTCTGGAACTGGTGTAACATTTGCTCTGACATCTGGATTCCTGACAAGCAACAGTTTCAGTGTCACACTTCCTGGACAAAGCCCAGTAATTGTTCATGTACCAGCCTCTCTCGACCCTTCTGTTAGTTATGCAACACTCGCACAGTTAATCCAGGAAATCAACACAGTTGCATTCCCAAGCGGACCTATAGTTGCTTCCAGCAACAGTTCCAACCAGTTGGTGATCACCAATACAAATGGCACTGCATTTTCACTAACAGATCTCTCTGGAACTCCACTGAATACCGCTGGTATTACCACGGGGACAACATTCGCTCGTGGCATGATTTATCAAGGGTATGCACCAACTCTTACAGTTCCTGCTACATTGTCTGCTCTTAAAGCAGAAAATGTCTGGATTAATACAACCCCTGCAGGAAACGGTGTAAATCTGGTAGTAAACAGATACGAAAGTGGTGAATGGGTAGCCCAAAACTCTACTCCTAACACAGGAACTGTTCCACTATATAGTGGTGATGATGCTGCAGACGCTGCATTTGGTGCACTAAAAGCATATGGAAGTCTTTATGGACAGTACAACTACTATGGTGACTCACCTGCAACAGCAAATGTTCTTCTCAATTATTGGGATGGATATCAGTGGAGTAACTTAACATATGTGCCAAGCCTCAGTGAGCCTGCGGGACCTCCACTAGATGGAACTCTGTGGTACAATACAGCACTTCGTGCAGATATTCTGGTGAACACAGGAACCGAATGGCAGTGCTATGGAAATCTTTATCCAGCAACTGACCCAAATGGTCCAATCCTGAGTTCAGCAATACCGTTGACTCAAAGCACAGGTGCTGCCCTCGCTGACTATGATCTATGGATTAATACAGATGCTACACCATATCCACAGATATACAGATACAATGCTTCAACTGCATCATGGATTCATATTGACACAACTGATCATTCAACAAGTGCTGGTATCATATTCGCAGATGCACGTTGGACCAGTGACGGAACTGCAACAGGAAGTCAAATACCCGCTTCCATGGACAGAACAGTAGGTCAAACTGCACCAGTTCTTGATGCAGACGCACCCGATGCCCTGCTCTATCCTCCATATATACTGCTGTTTAATACCCGTTATAGCACATACAATGTCAAGAGATGGAGTATGAATTACTTCCCACAAAATCTTGGTACTGCTTATCCAACAGACACATGGGTAACATTCAGTGGCAATGCTCCTAATGGTGTTGCATACATGGGTCCTGCTGCTCAACGAGCAGTGGTTGTTGCTGCTATGAACAGTGCATTTGAAACCAATCAGGATATTCGTGCACAAGAAAACTATTATTCACTTATATCTGCTCCTGGTTATCCAGAATGTATCGCACAAATGGTACAATTAAATTTAGATATCAATAATGTCGCATTTGTCATCGGTGACACTCCAAGCACACTGGTACCAACTGGAACAGCAATTCAGAATTGGGCAACCAATGCTGCTGATGTTGCAGACAATGGGGCTGGTGGACTGGTTACACACAGTTCTTATCTTGGTCTGTGGTATCCATGGGGACTAACACAAGATTTGCAAGGAAATGATGTGGTTGTGCCTCCAAGTCTGGTAGCACTGACTACTATTGCATATAATGATAGTGTTGCCTATCCTTGGTTTGCACCAGCAGGATTTACACGAGGACTGGTAAGCGTTGTGGGTAGTGTTGGATATTTGGATTCTACAGGCACCTATAACCCAGTAAAATTTAATCAGGGACAAAGAGATACACTTTATATAAACAATATAAATCCAATCTCTTATATGCCAGGACGTGGGTTGGTTGTATTTGGTCAAAAAACTCTTGACCCAATTGCATCTGCTCTAGATCGTGTTAATGTTGCACGTCTGTGTGCATATCTATCATGGCAACTCAACCAATTGGCTCAACCATTCTTGTTTGAACAGAATGACACACAAACACAAGCAAGTGTCACCGCTACATTCAAGGGTTACCTGAATTCCCTGGTTGGTCTACGTGCTCTTTATGACTTCTCAGTGATATGCGATAGCAGCAATAATACACCTGCCAGAATTGATGCAAATCAACTTTGGATCGATATAGCTATTCAACCTGAAAAGACTATTGAATTCATCTATATCCCAGTAAGAGTTTTAGCCACGGGGGCGTCACTCCCCGGTGGTAGCGCGTAAAAAAAGGGGCGAAAGCCCCTTTTTTATTGATAATTTGATGTTTTTCATGGATAATTAAAAAATGTCCAAGTCTTCAACATCCACTTCTTTGCAAT